ATTCAAAAGGAAGATGGGAGTTATCGTATGGGTTTTGATTTAGAGGAGGGGGAAACTAAGATTGTTGAAGACCTAAAAGGGTTAGATAAGTCTGTAGTGATTCCATATTTGGTAGCAGCAATTAAAGAATTAAAAGCTAGAATAGAAGCATTAGAAGCTGGGTAATGAAACCGAAGAATAAAATTATTAGACTAAGAACTAGATATCCTCTTTTACCTTCTAATCAGATCGCACAGAAGATAGGGGTGTCTAGGCAGTATGTATCTACAGTTTTACAAAAACACGAGTTACCTACAGCAGCCCCTAGAATAAAAAAATTAAAAGAATGTCTCTTGTGCGGAGCTTTACATTCACGACAAAATAGATTTTGTTCATCAGCCTGTCATTTTAAATACAGTCATATACTTGTTACGTGTACATTCTGTCACATAGATTTTTATAGGGCAAGACACGTTATTGACAATAGAACACGGGCAGGCTATAATAAGATTTATTGCGGTCAAAGATGTTACTATAGAGGACAACGTGATGGGTTAAAATCGAATGCCTATTGAAATAAACGACGATTTAATTTTACAGTGGGAGCCAAAAATACAAAAGTTATTAGCTAATACATTTGTTCGTGGATTAGATAAAGAAGATTTAGAACAAGAATTGCGAATAGCTATTGTAAAGGCGGCTAGAGGATTTAACTCTGATAAAGGAGTTATTTTCCATACTTATCTTCATACTGCAATGATTAATACATTGCGTACTTTAATTTCTAAAGCTCAAAGAACTATACCTACTATTACTTTAGATGGGACATTCGAAAATATTGACGATTTTAGAAGAGGGGAGTTATTACCCTTAATTAGGGAAGAGTTACAGGATTTTATGGAAGATGAGGAATATCATATAGACTTTGATATATTTATAGATAATGAGAAAAGGTTTTTAGAGCTACGTTTAGAAGGTTTTACAATGGAGGAGATAAGTCAAAAAATTGGAGAATCAGCTTATAAATTGAGAGCTACAATACAACAAAAGGTAAGACCTAATGAAAGGTAAATGGGCAAAAGGAGGATTAATTAAATTAACTTCACCACTTAAGCCAGTGACGTTCCGTGTTGTAGGTGTGTCAAAATCTAATTCTCTTTTTAATTATGGGATATTTGATAATTTTGAAGCCGCACAGAAAATAGCAGATGAAAATATGTTAGAGGGCTTGACATGTTACGTCTATTCAGACGATAATAGAGTTCTATATTCAACGGAGAGGTAGAATGCAAAGCTTTGATTTTATCGAGTCAGGTATCATATTTGGTTTACAAGATGCGAAAAGTATTAAACAGTTTAGATATGTTGAGCGAGATTTCACAACTCATGGAGATGCATATAATTTTGTTTTAAAACATTTTGATAATTATGGAGAACCACCGTCTCCCGCTGTTCTCAGTGAAAATTTTCCCACCCTTGATCCTACAGCCCAAACTCTTCAATTTGATTACGCTTTAGATAGTTTTAAAAATCAAGTTTTATATAGGAAGATTGTAGGAGTTTTTCAAACCAATAAAGAAACATTACAGGTAAATCCTAAAAAAGCGTATATAAATATAATTTCGCAATTAGATGATATTGGCGTTAGTAATGATGAGGATGTTATTTCCTATGCTTCGGATGCCCTTTCTAGATTACAAGATTGGCAGTCTAAGCGAGATAAAAGGTTGTCATCCGATAAGATGTTGGGTATACCAACCTCTTTTAATACCGTTAATGCTACGGGAGTTGGATGGTTGCCGGGAGAATTAATCTCAATTTTTGCTAGACCTACAATAGGAAAGACATGGTTCTGTGTTCATGCTGCAGCGGTAGCTGCTTCTAAAGGATTTAAGACACTTTTAATTTCTCCAGAGATGCCTATTTCTGCAATAAATCTTCGAGCGGACGTAGTTTTTGCAAATATGATGGGTTATGAATTTTCTCATCGTGCATTAAGAAGTGGCGATGCCTTAGATGAAGATGAGTATAAAAAGTTTTTATTGGAGCTTGCTGGAAGACCTTTGTTAGTTTGTGATCATATTTCGGGTCAATCTAATATTAATGTAAATGCTATAACTTCTTTAATACGTAAGCATACTCCAGATTTTGTAGTTCTTGATGGTGCTTATTTAGTCAATAGTGGAGCAGGACGTAAGGCTTCGTGGGAAGAAAGTCACGCTTTGTTTTACGGATTGAAGAATATATGTACAGCTTATAATGTTAGTATGATGGTCTCAACTCAGGCAAATAGAGATGCTTCAGATATTTATAAGCCACCTCAAGCTGAAACCGTGGCTTTTGGAGATGCTTTACTGAGAGCATCTGATGTGGTATTATCTATGTGTTTAATTGAGGATGATCCTACAAGGAGGTTATTCCAATTTCAAAAATATAGAGATGCCGAAGCGTTTGCTGATACGGTATTATTATCTTGGAATCCAGATGTAGGGGAGATTTATGAATTGAATGCCGATTATTAAAAAGGGAGATAGATGATTGATTGGACAAATGTTCTATTAGAATCTGGACTTAACATACCAACAGAAGCTTCTCAATTTAATATTTCATGTCCCTTTCATTCCGATACGCAACCTTCTTTATCTATTAATGTTGATAAGGGAGTATGGATTTGTCATGTAGGATGTGGACAAGGAAGTTTAGAATATTTTTTAGGGAAGTATTTAAGGTTGGATCAGGATGGTGTAGATCAATATCTTCTCCAACGCTATAGTAATTTTGATATAAATATTTTTGAGACTAAAAAAGAAGAGGAAGAGAAGTTACAGGAAGTTGAATTTCCTTACGAAATTGGATGGGTTCCCGATTGGATTTTTAAACGAAGCTTTACTAAAAAAACTTTAAATAAATGGGAGTGTGCGACGGATGAAGATAGTAATTTAATTATTCCTGTAAGAACCTCAGATGGGTTAATGAGGGGGTGGGTGAGTAGAAGATTGTATATTACTCCTAAGTATCTTTATTCTAAGGGATTGAAATGTTCTAAGATTTTATTTGGAGAAAACCATATAACAAAATCTGATTTCATTTGTATTACGGAAGGAACGCTTGATACTATATGGTTAGATCAGAACGGGTTTTCATCCGTAGCTATTTTTGGGGCTTCTATTTCAAAAATTCAAGAGGAATTATTATTAGGTCTGCCAACTAAAGAGTTGGTGTTGTGTTTAGATGGTGATGAGGCTGGTCAAATTGCCACTGAAAAATTCTTGACTCGTTTGAGTGATCGGTGTATAGTTAGTACTATAACAATTCCAGAGAGGTATAAAGATGTACAAGATATAAGAAATAAGGAAGAATTAAACGAAGTAATAAGTAATAGAAATTTATGGTAAGGAGAAAGTGAAATGAGTGGTATTAGTAGGATTCAATCAAGGCGAAGCGAAGCGAGGAACCCCCAGTCTAATAATTTACCCCCAATGCGAGAAGTCTGGTTTAAGGATGGAGATCAAGCCTTCCTTACGCCAGTTGCTACGGGGGAGGATGGAGATAATCTTTTAGATGAGGTTTATCTCTACACCTATAAGTCTGGACAACGATGGATTACATTACTTTCGGATAAAGATGTAGATACTAGTGATGTACCAAGTGATTCTCGCCCTAGTCATAAGTTTGCTTTTTGGAGTTTCGTACATGAAATTATTCACCCAGATAAACGTGCTGATGATTGGGTAGAAATAGCTGGCCCCAATGGTAGAAAGTTGTATAAAGAAGAGATAAATGATTTTCGTGTGATAGGATTGTCATTTGGAAGAAGTGATTACATATGGAACCAGTTAGTTGATGTGTATAGTGATTGGGGAGCTTTAAACAAAGGTGTCCTAAGAGTCAAGCGAACAGGTACAGGAATGTACGATACGTCCTATACAATTGCAGCAACTGCACGAGAATCAATTATTCCAGATGATCAAAAGGAAGGAATAGAAGAGCTTCCTCCAATTAAGGAATATTACAAGGTTCGATATGGGGGACAGTCTAATAAGTCTTCAGTAGAGAAGGTGTCGGTAAAGGAACCGTCCAACTCTAATGACAATAACCTCTTCTAGACCTGATTGGGATACCTACTTCCTCCAGATAGCACAACTAGCTTCTTCCAGAGCTACTTGTGCTAGGAGGGAGGTGGGGTGCGTTTTAGTTGATTCTAAAAACCATATTGTTAGTGTAGGATATAATGGTGTTCCATCGAAGTTTGACCATTGCAGAGATGGAATTCTTTGTGGGGGGGGCTGA